TATCTGTAGTATCAATACCTTGCAATCAGGGTGCAACCTTTGGATTGTCAAAATCATTTGATAGTATAGACGAATATAATGAGTTCAAAAAGCAATTTTTAAAGGCTAACTCAACCGCAGCAGCAGATGCTGTTAAAATTGAGCAGCCAAGCGAGGAGAAATCCTCAAAAATGGAGACTGATATGTCAGAAGAAAAGAAATCTCCTGAAACTTCAATCGACTTGGAAGCATTTGCAAGAGAAGTAGCGGAAAAAACTGCAACTTCAATTGCTATGAAGCAAGCCGAAGCGAAAGCAGCACAAGAAAAAGCACAAGCTGAGGCGGCTGAAAAGCAAGCTGAAGTAGAAGCTAATGAACAGGCTGTTCAAGAAGCAAAACAGGTAGAAACAAAAACAATTATCGAAGCTGGATTATCAGGAGCTGAAAAGCTTATGTCAGATGTTGAGAGAAGAGTTAACGAAAAACAAGAAGATCTTGAAAAAGTAGTTAAAGAACTCGAATCTCAATTAAGCGAAAAGTCAGAAGAAATCATGAATATGCGTGAATCTAAAAGACATTTTGCTGATAGACAAGGCTCAGGCGACTGGAAAAAAGCCTTCGAAGCAGATATTATAGATGCTAAGTTCGCAGGTCTAGCCACAGGTAAAGGCTGGAACAGTGATATGTCAAAATCATTGATGGAAAAAGTTAACGCACATTCAGGCGTTGGTGTTTCATCAGCAGATTTTGAACAAATCGTATCAACAAATATCGAAAGAGATATTCAAAATGAATTAGTCTTAGCACCTCTTTTTAGAGAAATCGCTATGACTTCTGCAAACATGATTATTCCTATCTTACCAGATAGTGGATATGCTGAGTTTGCATCAGCACAAACTGCATCAGGTAGTTCACCTAACGGTAACCTAGCTGAGAGAGGCGACGCTTATGGCGCTCCTTTCGGTGGTGTTGACATGACTGAAAGAACTCTTTCAACCAAAAAATTAATCTCACAATCATACTTAGGTAATGAGACTGAAGAAGATGCAATTTTACCAATCCTTCCTTTAATTAGAGAGCAAATGGTAAGATCACACGCTAGAGCAATCGAAAATGCTATCCTAGCTGGTGACGACGCTGATGGTGCTTTTGGTACTTCAGGTGCATCTTTTGAAGGTTTATTACACCTTGCAAGAAACGACAGTGACTACACACAACCAAGCGGAACTTTCGCTTCTGGTGATAGTGTGACAGCTGCTGACTTACTTGCACTAAGAAAGAATATGGGCAAATATGGTGTTAACCCATCAGACGTAGTTTATGTCGTATCACAAGATGTGTACTATAACCTACTTGAAGATGCAGAGTTCCAAGACGCTAACCTAGTTGGCGACATGGCTACTAAGCTAAGTGGTGAAATCGGACAAGTATTCGGATCAAGAGTACTATTATGTGACGAGTTCGCAACTAAAGCTGCTGCTAAGTTTAACGCTATTGCAGTATACCCAAGAAACTATGTAATGCCTAGATTAAGAGGTGTTACAATTGAATCAGACTACGAAGTAGCTAATCAAAGAAGAGTCCTAGTGGCTTCTCAGAGATTAGGATTCACTGACTTAATTGACGGTGCAACTTCTAAATGGGGTCAAATGTATAAAGCTTCAGCTTAATACTACGATGGTTTTGGTGGGTTTCCTTAAACCCACCCTTTTTAACTATGGCAGATTTACTAACAGTATCAGAATATAAAGACGCAGAAGGCATCCGAGGTGAAAAGGATGATGATCGTTTAGCTGTTATAATACCTCAGGTCTCTGATTTAGTTAAGAAGTATTGTGGAATATCTTTTTTAGACTATTATAGTTCAGCAAAAGTTGAAACTTTTAGCATAACAGATAACTACACTAATACTATAATTTTGAGTGAAAGCCCGTTAGTTTCAGTTACTAAAGTAGAAGAACGAACAGCTTACTCAGAAGCTTATGTAGAATTAACTACAGGTAATTATGAGTACTATGCTGATACTGAATCAGACTCAATACAAAGAACAACTAAAAATGGAGAACCCAAAAGTTGGGCAAAGGGTGTTGGAGCAGTCAAAATTACATATACTGCTGGATACTCAAGTACTCCAAGAGATTTACAACTTGCCTTGTTCGATTTAGTAAATTATTATATGAAAGACGAACACAAAGAGAGAAGAACTTTAGGTGGCGCTCAAGTTCAGAATCAAGGAACTTCTGGTATCAGAGATAATTCTGATTTTCCAGACCATATAAAAAGAGTACTTGATTTATATAGAGTAGTTATATGATAAATGATGTAAAGAATGCTTTACTATCAATATTAAAAGATTTAGATGAACAAAGAATAGCATCTGAAAAAACATATAAAACTACTATTGAGTTTGATACAAATGAAGTATATAAAGTTTGGAGAAATAGAGTTAGGAAGATTGAAGAAAAATATAGTATTTCTTTAGGGTTTTCTGATAAAGAACTAAACACCGCACTGAAACCACATATAAAAACAGTGTTTCATACTCCTAATATACAAAATCTATTAGATAAACCTGAAGCTTTTGGAAAGAATACTGGTTCTCAGTATAATCTTAGAAAACAAGGAAGGTCTTTATTTGTAGAGCTTGTTAAAGGAGCTTATTATCAAAAGAAAAGAGAGATTAAAAAAGGAGTTGTAAAAGACTCTTTTGTAGGTACTCAAAAAGTAATTAACTATGTAATGCAAGAACTTTATTATCAAATGGGAGATTTAATCCAAAACGATAATACTTTTGCAAAAATACATCAAACTAACTCATCAGGAGAAAAAACTGCATCAGCTTTATTAGAGAGTTCAGCTGGTAAAGGTGCAATAGTAGGGCATGGTAAATTAGGAGGTTCTAAAGGAAGATTCCAAAGTACAATCGCATCAGAAGCAATGGCTGAAAATGTAGATAGTACAATGGAAGGTGCTTCTGCTAATTTACAAAGTAATTACTTTCCTGAGATTACTGATGGTAGATTTGCTCCAAAAGCAGCTAAAGAATTGGCAAAATCAGCTAATGTAATAACAGATACATTTGCTACAGAATTAGAAAGAGAGTATCATTTTTCTCAACATAAAGACCATGATACTAAGGGTATTAGTAATCAGTATGAAGTAGAAGCTCACTACACAGATAGAAAAGGTAATAAAGCATTAGACCATTTTGATAAAACTGGAATTACTAAAAAAATAAAAGAGATAGAAACTAATTTAAGAAAGACACTCTTAACTGGATTAAAAAAAGACTCTGATAAATATATAAAGTTAAAAGGGTCTAATAGTGTATTAGATGCGGCAGTAGAACTTACACCACATTTAATTATACAAAGTATGTTTCCTCATAAAACAAATCCAGATATGAGGTACAAAGTAAATAAAAGACTAGCACAAAATGCTAAAACAGCTACTACTAATTCATCTCAGTCTACAAGTGTTAAGAGAAAGGGACAAAATAAAAAAACAACTACTAGAAGAAGAAGAGGAAGTAAGATAGGAGCAGTAGCTGGTTTTAAAGGTGCACAAAGCCATGTAGAAAAGAAAGCGGGAAGTAACCCAATGGCTTTAAGAAACTTACTAAATGAAATGCTACCACAAATAGTTTCAAAAAATATGATAGCACCTGCACTACAATTTAGAACAGGTAGATTTGCAAACTCAGTAAGAGTTGATAATGTGACACAAGGGCCAAGGGGCGGAAACACAATGATTGAGGCAAGTTATATGACTGACCCATACTCAACATTTGCACCAGGAGGTAAAAAGTATACTCCTCAAAGAAACCCTGAAGCGTTAATTAAAAGGTCAGTCAGAGAAATAGCCACCAGCATAGTTGGGGCAAGATTTGGAGTAACAGTAGACTAATGGACGCGGCACTAGCAAGGAAACATACCACGCGACGCCGAGCAATAGTTGAAGCACTCGCACAAAAACTTGAGAACATAAATGGTGGACCGCCTTTCAGAAGTTCGGTACAAAGTGTAGAAAGAAGACTCAAGTTTTGGGACGAAGTCACAGAGTTCCCTGCCATCCATATTGGAGCAGGAACTGAAACAAGAGAATACGATGGCGGTGGCTTTCGATTTAGATTTTTAAGAATAACGGTTCGATGTTACGTTTCAGATGACAATGATGTCATTGAAGCACTCGAAGAATTGTTAGAAGATGTTGAAACAGTACTGGAGGATAATGATCCGCTCACGTACTATGATTCGACAGGTACATCTCAATCTACGGTACAGACAACAATCGGTACAGTAGACACAGATGAAGGAGTTCTCGAACCTCTGGGAGTGGGTGAAATCACTTGCGAGATTCGATATTAAATAGGAGAAAATAATGGCATTTTTCTTTAGTAGAGATACCAAAGTGTTTATGCAATGGACACATGATGATACGACAGCTAATACAGCTCTATACGAGATTCCTGTATTAGACGGATTTTCATTTAGCCAAGGCACAAATACATCAGAAGTAACTCTTAGTGAAGCTGCTAACTCAACTGGGTATAGTAAAAGAGGTAGAGCAATGTTTACCGATTCTTTTGCACCAGCAGAGTGGAGTATGACTACTTACATGAGACCTACGACTTCAGGAAGCGGCAATGCTGCAGCTTCGGGCCAACATGCTGGTAATGGAGACACCTTTGCAATAGAAGGACCTCTATGGTCAGCTATGTCAGCGAATACGTACGATAGAGCAATTGGAAGTAATGGAACAGGAGATTTTGCAAACAATGCAGCGACTTATGAGCCGAAGCATTTTGATTTTGGAAACTCTAACCAAGTAACACTAGGGGTATTTGATTTATACTTTGTACTAGGAGCATCGAAAGATACTTCTACAGCATTGTATACAACAGGAACAGAAGGCGTAACAGTTTATAAATTAGCAAACTGTTCAGTCGGTTCAGCTTCAATTGACTTTGACATAGAAGGATTAGCACAAATTGCTTGGTCTGGAAATGGTCAATCAGTTGAAGAAGTAGCTTCTCTTAACACAGAAAGCTCAGGAACAACTGCTTTAGGCTTAATTGACGAAGGCATTAGTTCAACAAGTAATTATATTAGACAAAAATTAACAGACTTAGCAATCAGCTTTGATGTATCAGAATCAACAGGTACATTAGGCGCATTGAATGTTGACGGAAGTGATGTAACATATGGTGTTACATTAACAGGAGGTAATATTACAATAGAAAATAATCTTACTTACTTAACACCAGAAACATTAGGTTCAGTTAATTTACCATTAGGTCATGTCATGGGTACAAGGTCAGTATCAGGTAACTTCACTTGTTATCTAAACGATACTGCAAATGGCTCACTTGACTTATTTGAGAGATTGCAAGAATCTCGTGGTGTAATTACAAACGCATTTGATTTAACATTCAGCATTGGAGGTAGTGGTAATACTCCAAGAGCAAATGTTCAAGTTGCGAAAGCACATTTAGAATTACCAACACATAGTTTCGAAGATGTAGTGTCAGTAGATGTAGCCTTCCACGGCTTATCAACAGACTTATCATCAGGTACAGCCGCTTCAGCTACAAATGAAGTTGGCATTACTTACGTAAGCTAATTTAAACATAAACCGGGAGGGTGAAATGCCCTCCCATTTTATAGGAATATTATGACAGAAAAAGAAGTAAAACAACCAGTATCACTGAAGAGTTTATTAACTCCAAGCAAAACAGTATCAATCGACTTTCCAGGATTTGAAGGATTTGTTGTTGATTTGACATACCTTAGTAGAGAAGAGTTATTAAAACTCAGAAGTAGATGCTTAAAAAATAAGTTTAATAAGAAAACTAGAGCATTTGAAGAACAACTCGATGAGGAAACATTCTTACACGAATATTGCAAATCAATCATCAAAAATTGGAAAGGGCTAAAGTATTCTTACTTAGAAGAGCTTCTATTAGTAGATACAAGCGGAGTGGCCAAAGACGAAGAACTTGAGTATTCTCAAGAAAATGCGGAGACTCTAATGAGAAACGCAGCAGACTTCGACCAATGGGTTACCGATACTGTAGGAGATCTGGATAATTTTACTCAACGCAAGTAATACAAATACTTGCGTTAATAAAAAGACACTTTAAGGACACAGGAATTGATTTAGATAAGTATCTCGCAGTTTGTGAGCAACTAAATCAAGAGCCTGACCCTGAAAAAATGCCTCCAACTATGGATATATATCCTAGAGAGGTACAAGAAGCGTTTTTTATACATAACTTACTTTCAGACCGATGGGATGGAATGTCAGGTTTTTATATGGGTAAAGATTTATCTGCATTGGGCACAGTTTTAGATGTTCATGAGATAGAAGATAAAAAAACTTGTATCTATTTTTTAAAGCACATTGAGCATTATCATCAGGACATGATGAATGTAAAAGTAAAAGCTCGACAGGACGCTGAAAAGCGTAAAGCGAAAGTAAAGTAAATGGCAAAAACGATTAAAGGCGCAACTATTACCTTTGAAGTAACCTCTGACGGTTCACTTAAAGTAGTAGAAAAAGAAGCCAAAAAAGCTAAAAAAGGATTAGATGGAACCAGTAAATCTGCGGGCGATGTCCGTAGAAATATGCAGGCTATGTCTGGTCGTGTTGAATCTGGCTCAAAGGCTTTTGCGCGTATGCAACAAGGAACGGGTGGACTCGTCCAATCATATGCTGTTCTAGCATCCACCCTCTTTGCTCTTGGAGCTGCTTTTAGAGTTATGCAAAATGCTGCAGACTTCCAAGCACTTCAAGCTTCTCAATTAGCTTTTGCTGAAGTTACTGGTGCTAATATGAAACAGTTAACCGCCGATGTCCAAGCAGCAACTAGATCACAGGTTGACTTACAAAAAGCTGGTTCTTCAACAGCGATTATGTTTGCAAAAGGATTTAGTTCCGAGCAAATGGTAGCAGTAGCAGATGCTTCCACAAAAGCTTCTATTGCACTTGGTAGAAACTTTGAAGACACATTCAATCGTATCGTTCAAGGTACAACAAAAGCAGAACCAGAACTCTTAGATGAACTTGGTATTACACTAAGATTGGAAACTGCTACTCGTAGATATGCAGCCTCTATTGGAAAAACAAGAGAAGAATTAACCACCTATGAAAAATCACAAGCTGTGTTAAATGAAACTCTTAGACAAGCAGAAAGTAACTTCTCTGCTATAGGAGATAAAGTTCCTGTCAATCAATTAAATCAATTAGCAACGACTTTCTCAGACTTGATGCAGAGCATACTTGGAGTTGTAACTCCTTTAGCTAATTTCTTTGCAAATGTTCTAAATAAAAATATTGTAGCAGCTATAGCTGTTATTGGGTTATTTGCAAAATCTATGGGTGGAGAGATACTTGGAGCTTTAGGTGTTGATATAGAAAGTTTTACAACTAATACTGCCGCTAGAATGGAAAGATTAGCAGCTTCTGTAACTCAAAGTACCGCAAAAATGAAAGCTGGATTTTCCGCCTTTAAATCGGGTGGATTTAGCCCAGAAGCTCTTGCAGCAGATACTCAAGGTGCTGCTAAAAAATTAGCAAGGGGGAGCAAATCTCCTGTATTAAAAAGAGCTGCTAAAGGTACAATGTCAGGAACAGACAAAGCAAACTTATCAAAAGCTCTTAAATCAGCAGAACAACAATATCAAAAACATGGTAAAATTGTAAGCGGTATATTTAAAGGTAAGGATATAGCAGTTGTTCGTTCATTAGAACTTTCTTTTGCAAAACAAAGAATGTCAGTAAAAGGTTTTGAAGGTGTATCTAGAAGAGTTGCAGCAACTGTACAAGGAGCTTTTGTTGCATCCTTTAATGTTATAAAAGTTGCAGGCCAAGGAACTTTCCTTCTATTATCAAAAGCTGCTCAAGGTTTTGGTAAAGTTGCTAATAGAGTGTTAGGAGCGGCTGGTACAATTGGTATAGTTCTTCTTGTTATTCAAGGATTGATTGCAGCATTTAATAGTTGGAGAAGTATAGTAGCAGGATTTATAAAGATATGGGCAAAACTTTTAGAGGGTTTGGGTGGTCTTGCGGGATTTTTTGGTTTTGAAAAAGCTCAAAAAGGACTACAAGGTATGGCAGAATCTGCCAGAGACTCAGCTAGAGCGTATGAAGATGCTCAAAAAGAAATAGATAGAGAAAAAGAAAAATTAGAAGAACTAGCTAAAAGTGCAGAAAATGCTCGTCAAAAGTTAATAGATTTAGAAAATATGAGAAATCCTATAATAGGAATTGATCAATTAACTTCTGTTGATGATTTAGTTAAACTTGGAAATGCTATTGGAACAAGTGGATTAGCAGATCATATCAAAAAGATAAACGAAGCAACAGCTGACCAAAAAACAACAAAAGGGTACAGAGACTTAGTATATCATACTACAGCTTACTTTGATAAATTAAAGATTTTATATCCTGAACTACAACAGTTTAAGGACATTACACAATTATCTGATAAACAGTTAGCAGAATTAGATTCAACAATAAATAAAGCCTCTTCTAATTTTGGACAATTTAAAAACAATATAAAAGAAACAGTAGAACAAGTAGAAAACTTAAGAAAAGAATACGTTACTTTAGCAGCAGGAACTACTTTTGATAAAGAAGCAAATGCTGCAAGAAAACTTGCAGGTGCACTTCAATTAGCTTCTGAAAAAGCACGTAATTTAAAAGTGATAGGAGAAGGTACTTTATCACAATTAGAGGGTATATTAGGAATTAATCTTGATTACTTAAAAGGACTAGAAAATCAAGTTGAACTTGCACAAGAATTATTAGATGCTCATTTAAAGATGGTAAAAACTTTAGCAGATGAAGAACATTTAACAAAAAGAATTGCAGCACTAAGAGATAGAGAAAATAAAAAATTAGGAGCTTTAAATACAAGAACTAATAAATATGTAGCAAAACAAAATGATTTATTAGTTATGAGAAGAGAACTTTCTGACCTTATTGATAAACAAAACTTTGCAGAGCGTGTTGCACTTGATCTTACTGATGGAAGAAGTGCAACAGAAGCAAAAGTTTTAGAGACACATAACGATCAAATAGAAGCTAAAGAAGCACAGATAAAATTACTAGAAAATGAATTATCTCTTGTACAAAGAATTGGAGATACTTTTATTGAAAGTTTTGAACAATCGGCAAGTACAAACTTAACAGATGCAATACTTGGTACAAAGAAAGCATATCAAGCAGTTGATGCTATTAGAAATGCTATGAAAAAAGCAGTTACACAAGAACTTGTTAACTCGTTCTTAGTTGACCCAATGACAAAAGGAATGTCAAGACTATTACAAAAAGCATCAGAAGCTATGGATCCTGATTCAATGCTTAAAAAGATATTAACAAAAGAATTAACTCCTGAAGAAAAAGCAGCAAAGCAAACACAAGAAGCACTAGTAACTCATGCCCAAAACTTAGCAACTATTTTAGGACAACATGCAACAGCAATTGCTACATCAATGGGAGTGCCAAATGCAGGAGTAAGTGACCCAACAGGAGGAGCAGGAAGCGGGCCTGGTGGAGACGGTACTGGAGATGACAATAAGAAAAATATTGATTCAAAAACAGGTCAAACTATTGGTGAACAAATAGAAGAAGTTATTACAAAAGGAACAAATACTGGCGGTACAGGGTTCTCAGCAATGTTTGGAGACTTAGGTAAAACTATAGATACTTTTGGAGGCAACTTAATGGGCCTTCTAAAAGGAGATGGTACTGGTCTTTTTGGAAAAGGAGAAGGCGGAGCCAACTCTTTATTTGGTGACTTATTTGCAGATATGTTTGGAGAAGGTGGCATGATGAAAAACTTCATGGGCAACCTAATGGGAGAAGGTGGAATCGGTGGTGCACTACAAGGATTACTTGGTGGTGGTGGAACTGGTGGACTTCTCGGAGGACTTATGGGTGGCTCTGGAGGAGGAATCTTAGGTGGACTACTCGGTGGCGGTGGCGGAGGTATGATGGGACTTCTAAAACCATTACTAGGAATGATACCAGGTATTGGCCCATTACTATCTATGTTACCATTCGCAAAAGGTGGACTTATTGGAAATAAAATGCCAATAGGTTTAGCAAACGGTGGTATTATGCCAAGATACGCTAAGGGTGGAATAGCAACTCAACCAACATATTTAGTTGGAGAAGGAAAACAAAATGAAGCAGTTGTACCACTACCAGACAATAAGAGCATACCAGTAGATTTAGGAAAAGGTGCAAACGCAACAAACAATACAAGTATAAATGTAAATATTGATGGCTCAGGAGCAAGTGCAGATGTAACAGCAGATGGCGGTTCAGCACTAGCAGAAGCAATTAACGCTTCTGTAATGTCAACCATTATGAAAGAACAAGCTCCAGGCGGAATATTAAACCCAACAGGATAAGATTATGGCATTAGGATTTAACGTAGGTGGATCATTAGGAGTTGTAAGACCAGATAAAGGTTTTACA